AAATCAACACGATTAATTGATGAACTTTTTGTATTTATATATAAGAATAGTAAAACCGAAGCTCTTGATGGGTATAATGATGATTTAGTAATGTCTTATTCTATATTATTATGGATAAGGGATACTGCTATTCGTATACAATCAGAGAGAAATGAATTACAAAGTAGTTTGGTGGATTCAATTGGAAATTTAAATGAACGGTCTCCGATTATGACACCAAATAAACCTAAAGACAATCCGTGGGAAATGGATATCAAAGGTGAAAAAGAAGATTTAACTTGGTTATTGGGGTAAATTATGGCAGATAATATTTTTACAAGATTAGGTAGATTATTTCAATCGAATGTAATAATCAGAAAAAAAGATAACAATCAATTGGTTGTTAAGGATTTGGATTTTACTCAAACGAGTTTAACTTCAAATTTCATTGATCGTTATCAACGATTGTTGCAAAACACCTATTCAAATCCATATAATGTAGCTCAAAATAGAAGAGCTGCTTATGAGATTAGAAAACATGATTTATTCAGAGATTATGAATTAATGGATCAAGACCCGATTATTGCTTCTGCTCTTGACATTTATTCAGATGAATCCACGATTGATAATATCGAGGGAGAAATTTTAAAAATAAAAACAGAAAATAGTAAAATTAATAAAATTCTTCATAATTTATATTACGATATTATAAATATTGAATTTAATTTATGGAGTTGGATGCGAAATCTAACTAAGTATGGTGATTTTTATTTATTACTTGATATTGTCGACAAGTATGGTGTCGTAAATGTAAAACCAATAAGTGCTTATGATATTACACGATTAGAAGACCACGATCCTGCTAATCCACAATTGATTCAATTTGAAATTGAAGATGATAAAAAAGAAATAAAAGAAAATTATGAAATTGCTCATTTTAGATTAATGAGTGATACAAACTTTTTACCATATGGTAGGTCACAATTAGAAGGTGGTAGAAAGGTATTCAAACAATTAACTCTTATGGAAGATGCCATGTTAATACATCGTATTATGAGAGCTCCTGAAAAACGAATATTTAAAATTGATGTTGGTAATATTCCACCAAGAGAAGTGGAACAGTTTATGCAACAAATTATAAATAAGATGAAAAAGATTCCAGTTATTAATCAGGCAACAGGTGAGTATAATTTGAAGTATAATATGGAAAGTGTAACGGAAGATTATTTTCTACCAGTTCGTGGTGGCGATAGTGGAACAGAAATTGATACTTTACCAGGATTATCCAATAATGATCAAATAGATGATATTGAATACTTGAGAAACAAACTAATGGCAAGTCTTAGGATTCCAAAAGCCTTCTTGGGTTATGAAGAAGGATTGAGTGGTGGTAAAGCAACATTAGCAGCAGAAGATGTTAGGTTTGCTCGTACTATTGAGAGATTACAAAAAATTGTCGTAAGTGAATTGACTAAAATCGGTATTGTTCATCTATATAGTCAAGGGTTTGATGATTCGGATTTAATAGATTTTGATTTGGAATTACAGAATCCATCTATGATTCATGAACAAGAGAAACTTGAATTATTAAATCAACAAATAGAAGCAGCTGAAAAAGCTATGGATACTAAACTATTTAGTCGCAAATGGATTTATGATAATATATTTGATTTTTCAGACGATAAGAAGATGCAAATATTTAATGATATTGTTGAAGATACAAAACAAAAATATAGATTTGAACAAATCGAAACTGAAGGTCAGGATCCAGCAGAACAACCAGTTGGTGATGAAGTTGAAGATGATGATGATATGGCAAGACCTGGTGATTGGGGCGGTAGTGAAAAAGAACATTTTGGTAAAAATAAACCAAGAGAAGATGACGGTAAAGTTCAAAAACGACATAGAAGTTTTGGAAAAAGAGAGTTTAAAGGTAAATCACCATTAGCTACAAGTAGAGCACATACTGCTGTTGCTCGTGAGGGTATATTAACTCAATTGAAAAATAAATTTCCTAAAAAAGATTCTTCATTATTAAGTGAAGATAATATAATAGAAGAGTAAATACCCACTTATTCTAAATTACATTATATTTATATATGAATAATTGTATCAAAATACATTGGAATATTTATGAGTAAATTCAGACACAGTAAATTAAGAAACGCTGGACTTTTATTTGAATTTCTATTGAGACAAGTAACAGTAGACGTTTTGAATAAGAAAAAAGATTCGCCGGCAATAAAAATTATCAAAAAACAATTCAATGAACATACCGAGATTGGAAAGGAATTGGCATTATACAATTTGATAGTAACGAAAAAATTTAAATCAGATAAAAAAGCTGATTTCTTTTTGTCTGAAGTATTAAGACAAAGACAAAAACTAAATAATTCTGTATTACGAAGAGAAAAATACAATATCATAAAGAGTATTAAAGAACATTATGATGTGAATAAATTATTTTCTTCAAGTGTACCTAATTATAAAGTTTATGCCTCTACTTATAAATTGTTTGAGGGGATGAGTGAATTAAGTGCTGATGAAAAGACAGAAAGTTATTTTATTATTTTAGAAAATGTCACGACAATAACTAATAAAAAAACTGATACTTTTATACACGAAGAAATGAAAGATAAAGATTTAAGGATTTTATCTTACAAAGCTTTGTTAGAAAAATTTAATAAAAAATATACTAATTTGAGTGATCCTCAAAAACAAGTATTAAAAGAATACATTAGTAATATTTCAAATACTAATAATTTTTCTTCTTTTGTGGCAAATCAAATACCTATTTTAAAAGCTAAATTGAATAAAAAAGTAAATAAAGTTAAAGATAAGGTATTAAAAATTAAACTACAAGAATCAATTAATTGTGTTGATAAATTTTGTTTAAATGAATCAAAACAAACGGATGACAATTCTGTTGTTCAATTGTTGAGATATTATGAACTTGACAAAGAACTCAACAAAATTTAATTCGTTAGTAAGGGAACTTACTCATGGATTATTTAAAAAGAAGTTAAAGGAAATGACTTCAACGGCAAGTATTGATGGATTCGAGACACCTAATGCATTTGGAAAGACCAGTAAGAAGAAGAAGAAAAATCTTGAAAAACAAACTGGATATAAGTTTGTAGATGAAGGTGTAAGCAGTAGTGATATGGAAGAAATTAAAAAACAAATTAGAAAAGAAGTATCAGATATCTTACGTGATATTTGGATTAAACGAAACTCCTGGGGGGGTAAATAATGTATAACGTAGATCCGAACGATAGTACAAAATCAGTACCTAAACCTTTAGTTTCTGATAATCCATCTTTTATACAAGCCTTTGCTACAGATGCCGCAGCTCAAGTTGCTAATCCTGCTAAAGGTACGATGACTTATAGTGTTGCGTCTGATAAGATTTTTATATACAATGGTACTGCGTGGAAAACTTTCACTAGAGATTAATATAGGATAATAATATGAATAGACAATTATTAGTAGATGTAAGGCCATTTGATATATCAAGAACAAAAATTGACGAATCCATTAAAGATAATAATGGTAAGTTAGTCGTCAAGGGTGTATTACAAAGAGCAGAAAGTAAGAATCAAAATGGACGAGTTTATCCAAGAGAAGTATTGTTAAAAGAAGTCGGAAAATATTTAGAAAATCAGGTTACAGAGAGGCGAGCTTTAGGAGAACTTGATCATCCAGAGAGTTCAGTTGTGAATTTAAATAATGCTTCACATAATATTATTGAGATGCATTGGGATGGTGATGATTTATTAGGAACAGTTGAAGTCTTATCTACACCTGCTGGTAATATTTTGAAAGAATTATTTAAATCAGGTATTAAACTTGGTATTTCTTCAAGGGGATTAGGTAGTGTTGAAACTATAAAAGAGGATGAACAAGGTGAAGAAGATACCGTAGAGGTTCAACCTGACTTTGAATTGATTGCTTTTGACTTTGTATCGAATCCATCCACACATGGTGCATTTATGAGACCTGTAAATGAATCAGTTCAACCTAAGACTCCAGAAAATAATATAGAAAGAATTATCAACTCCATAATGAGAGGGTAATTCGATGCCTTTTAAATCCGAAAAACAACGGAAATGGATGTGGGCAAATGACCCTGAAATGGCCAAGAAATGGGAAAAGAAAAAAGAATCTTTGACACAGGAAAGTGGTATTTTATATAAAGCCGGTGTAAAAAAATACGGCAAAGAAGGGATGAAGAAAATTCAACAAGCTGCAGGTAAAAGAAAATCACACGCTGAAATAGGCAAAATTAAAGACAAATATGAGAAAGGTAAAAAAGAATCCGTAAGTGAAAAGGCTGAAAGAGATTATAAAGACGAATACAAAAAGTTTCAATCATCTGATAAATCAAAAAAATATAGAGCAGAATTAAATAAGTATAATCGTAAGAAAGGTACTTATGGTAATGGTGATGGTAAAGACGCCTCACATAAAGGTGGTAAGATTGCTGGATTTGAAGCAGAATCTAAAAATCGTGGAAGAGCTGAAAAAAGTCGTTTAAAGAAAGAGAGTCCTGATTTCAGTCCAATGATTGATACTATTTTAGATGAGGTTATTGATGAGTATACTATAAATGAAGATTTAACAAAACTTCGTGCTTTATATGCTCAAATGGATAAACAATTCAAAAACTATAATCATAAAAAAATAAGTGATTTTAATAAAGTCGGTAAATTTCTAAAAACAAAATTCAAAAAAGGTTCTAGTTTACCTGATATTGTTGCGAGTTTTTATAATGATTACAAAGGTGGTGAAGACATAGGTAAAAATCATAAAAAACTTTTCAAGTATGCCAAAAAGATGCAAGGTGAAAGTGTAAATGAAAAAATGGATCCAGAACAATATCACAAATATATGCAATATGTTTTTGACACTCAATTCAAAACACCTGAAGAGAAGAAGATGAAAAAATCTATTATTAAAAAAATAAATGTTGCACAAAAGAAAAAAGGTTTACCAGTATTTAAAGAATCCGTAAATGAAGGTCAAAAAAGAGATGCTAATAATTTAACTATGGAGTTTTCAAAATCATTTCAAAGATTTACAGTTGCAGTTAATGGTTTAGCTAAAAGTATGTATAAGATAAGTGGCATTCCATCAGACAAAAAAATTATTATGAATGCTTTTAAGAAACAAGTTATTCCATTTATTAAGTTAGTTGATAGTTGGAATCAAGGACAACAGAATAATCCACATATAAAAGAATCCGTAAATGAAGAATACGGAGATTTAAACGATGATGGATTTAAAAAGGTCAAAAAATATAATAAAATTGCAATTAAACTGGTAAAAAAATTAGAAAACGCAGTAAGGCACTCGGAAGGTAAAGACGCTGTTAAGTGGATAAGAGGTCTTTATGATGCGGCGGGTATTATGTATGATACTATTGGACATAAAATGTATTATGAATCTGATTTAGGACTTACATATAAAAGAGGTAAAACAGTAAAAGTCAAACACAAAACATCAGGAAAAAGTCTTGTCATCATAGATAAACCAACTGTAAGAAAAGAATACGAAAAAATAGGATTTTATGTTGAATCCGTAAATGAAGCACAAAATAAAATAGCCGATATAAGAAAGATTCTCAAAACCAAAAAAGGTAAAAGAATTGATAGTATTTTTATGGATGTTGAAACTGCCGAAGAAGTAATGAAACATTATAAGTCACTTGGTAGAGGTGCGAAAGAAAAATTTGTAAAACAAAAAATACAGAACATAGTTAAGTCAGTTAAGAAAGAATCCGTAAATGAGGCGATGCCTTCTTGGTATTGGCATAAATTGAGTCGTGAAAAAGATATTGATAAATGGAAACCTAAAAAGACAAGTAAAGAATTACAGAAAAAAATAGATGCTTGGATGAAAAAGTATGCTGTAAAAGGTGGTAGTGTCAATTGGGAAAAAGCAAAAAAAGATAATGCCCCATTTCCAAAAGAATCCGTTAATAAAAGAATTGCTGTAAAAGAAGGTTCATTGGATTGGGAAAAACATTTCAAAGGATATAACGAAAAAGAACTAAAAGTTATTTCTAAATTTATATGGATGAATCCTCAAGGTATTGATGGTGTAATTAAAATGTCAAAGAAAAAAGATTTCAAACCATTTGTTCAAAAAGCAGCAAAAAAAGGATTGGGAGAATCTCTTACAATTAAAGAATCCGTAAATGAAGGCATGGATGATTTACTTTCTAAAATGAAAAAGATATCCGTTCTTAAAAGATATGTTGGTGGTGATAGTGAAGTAGAATATAAAGATATACCATTACAGATATTTAAAAAGTTGTTTGGTGATCCAAAAAAGATTAAAGTAAAACCACCTGGTGCTATAGATGTTAAAGGTGGGAAAGTAACTGTATATGCAGAATCCGTAAATGAAGTTAGTGGTGTTGATGTAGCTAAAAAAGTTTTGAAAAATAAATCATACGAAAAGGGTATTGATTTACAAACGGCAAATTTAATAGTTACGATAGATAAGGCATATGATAAAAATCCAGCACTACAGAAAAAATTTAGAGCGATACCATTAGCAAAAATGAAACAATTAGTTATGAAATATTATGGTTAGGAGATAAGTTATGCCAGTAGAAAAAATTAAAAAAATATTACCAACAGGACCTGATGTAGCACATGGTGGAGATGGTTTACCAGATTGGATGCAATTCACCATTACGGTTGCTATGTTCGGATTATTGTATTGGATATTGACTTTATTATTTCATCCAAAATTAGAATTAGATCCAACACATAGAGATTTATTAAACATTATTTTAGGTAGTTTTATTGCTTCATTTGGTAAGACTATAGATTTTTGGTTCAGACATTCTAAGAAACCGAAGGAGTAGGTTATGGGATTATTAAGTACAATTACAAGTGCCGCCGGATCACTATTAGGTGGAGATACACTTAAAGACGTGGGCGGGATTATTGATAACCTACATACTTCAGGTGAAGAAAAGGCAGCTGCTAAAGAAAGAATTACACAGATATTAGCTGAAGCAGAACAGGCTGCCCAAGCACAAGTATCCGCTCGTTGGGAAGCCGATATGAAACACGGAAGTTGGTTGAGTAAAAATATCAGACCATTAACCTTAGTGTTTTTAACTGCGATATTTACTATATTGAGTATTTTTGATGGAAATTTACAAATAGGTGGAGATGATTTTACAATAGGTGCGGCATATGTACCTGTATATCAAACTTTATTAATGACCGTATATGCGGCTTATTTTGCTGGTCGTTCAATTGAAAAAGTAAAACAGGTAGCTAAATAATGCCCTATAGAGTATTAATGGAATTACAACCAAGACCCGACAGTATAGAAGAATGGATTTGGAATGAGCCAAATACTGGAATGGCAAGTTCTACTGGTGGAAAAGCTTGGACTGGTAAATTAACTTCAGATGGAACTGTTTGGGAGTATTCTACCCAAAGTGCTGCTAATACAAAAATGGCACAATTAGACGCGGCCGACTCAACTAATAGACGATATAAAGTTGTGGAGATATAATGATTAAATTAAAAGAACTTATAACGGAAAAGAAAGAACTTGGTGGTGCTATGATTAATACAATTGATAGATTAACCGATAGTAATAATCACAATGAA